TACAAACTTCTAAAATAGTTTTTTTAAAGTTTTCAGCACCATATTTTTTAATGGCCTTTTTTAAATCTAAACCACTTCCTAAATATTTGGGATTATTTTGTACATCTTTTCCTAAATATTTTTTACCGTTTATTTTATTTGTAGTTAAATATATTACCATAATGAGTTATTTCCTTATCTATTATAAATATTATCAAAATAGATAAAGAAATAATCTTTTACAAAATTCTTTTTGGAAGAATTAAAGATAAAATCCTACTAATAAGAGCAGCACAATTGATTTCTTTATCAATCCTGAAGTTAGAGTGGTATTGGTACTCTTCAATATAAATTACTACCTCACCAACACTTAACGGAGCATATTTTTCTACATTGTCGTATAAGTATCTAAACAGGTCTTCAAAATCATTTACATTTGAATCAGCAATTATTTGTCTAATGTTATTAAACGATTTAGCTGTTGGTTTACATAATTCCGCGAGCACCTTGTTTTTGTAGCTATTAGACACTAATATACTTTTATCTACAACGATTTCATCACCGTTAACACTCATTTGTAGTGTGTTAAGCATTTTACGAATATCAGGATAGTGTTGATTAATAACTAATTTTAAATCATCAGCACTACAATCAACTTCCTCTTTTTTAAGGATATCCATAATATGATAAGCAACCTCGTTTTTAGATGGAGGTACAATTTTTAATACCTGACAACGAGATTGTAGAGGATCAATTACACGTTCAATATAATTACAAGTTAAAATAAAACGAGTTGATCTTGAAAATGTTTCAATAATATTACGAAGCGCAGCTTGACCCTGGATTGTAATATAATCTGCTTCATCCAAAATGATTACTTTAAATGGTTTGAAGGAGGCAACAGAGGCAAAACTTTTAACTTTTTCCCTAATTGTGTCAATTCCATTTTCATCACTAGCATTAATGTACATGTATTCACAATCAAGATTGTTAACAATAAGTTTTGCTAATGTAGTTTTACCTGTACCTGCTGTTCCATAAAACAGGAAGTTTTGGATATCATTTTGTTTTAAGTAATGAGAGATTGTTTGTTTGATATTTTCATTACCAACATAATCTTCAAGTGTTTGACTACGGTATTTTTCAACCCACAATGTGTGCTCTCTTTTAGTACTCATAGTCTCCGTATATTGAATATTTTTTAGGTTCTGGTTCTTGAACTTCTACTTCATTACTAACAATAGCATAAAGTCTACCTGAGATTAAATCTAATCTAAAAGCTTGTGGCTTAATAGTAGCTTTTTGATACCATGTTTCTAAAGCATCTGTTAATGAAGGTTGAATTTTTTCAGTACCATGTACTTTCCAATTATCACCTGGAGATTGACGAATTGCTACCTCGATTAATTTTTCTTGAATTTCTGTTTTGCTCATAACTTTATTTGTTCTATCAGGTAAGGCAGTAGGTCTTCATATCTCCAATTTACTGTTACATAATCGGATTTCATCAAACCAACATACAAATAATTAGTTCCCGGTACAAAATAAAACTCTTTGATTCGATAATTAAGTTCATTAATTTGAATCTGTTTACCTATAAGACCTACTGCATCCTGCATAATTCTAAATTTACATCATTCCCATCATACCTCCAAGCCCATCATCACCTTTCTTTTCTTCGGGCTTGTCAACTACAACAGCTTCTGTTAATAAAATAGTACCTGCTACTGAAGCAGCATTTTCGATAGCAATACGAGTTACTTTAGCAGGATCAATAATACCAGCATCTCTCATATCAACAAAATCCTCTGCTTTCAAATCCCAACCTTCCCAATAATCACCACCTGTTACAGCGTTAATAGCATTGTAAATATCTTCTTGTTCATAACCAGCATTCGATAAGATTTTCTTAAACGGAGCAGCACAAGCATTATAAACGATTTGTGAACCGATATCTTCAACATTAATATTAGTACGAGCATGTAACAATACAGCTCCACCACCTGGTACGATACCTTCTTCTAAAGCCGCTTTTGTAGCTTGAAGTGCATCATCAACACGGTCTTTCTTTTCACGCATTTCTGCTTCAGTATGACCACCAACGTGTACAATTGCTACACCACCAATAAATTTAGCTAAACGTTCTTGTAATTTTTCTTTTTCGTATGGTGAAGTTGATTTTTCAATTTGTGATTGTAGTTCTTCAATACGAGCAGCAATTTTTTCTGTATCACCTTTACCATCAACCAAAGTTGTAGTATCTTTATTTACAGTAACTACTCTAGCTTCACCAAACCAATCCCAACTAAATTTATCAAGTTTCATACCTTTTTCAGTACTAAATACTTGACCACCAGTCATAATAGCAATATCTTCAAGCAACAGTTTACGACGATCTCCAAAATCAGGAGCTTTAACAGCAACTACTTTCAAAATACCACGAGCTTTGTTTACAATCAAAGTAGCAAGCGCTTCACCTTCTACATCTTCAGCAATAACCAACAATGATTTATTTTGTGCTGATACTGCTTCTAAAATAGGTAACAATTCTTTTACTTGAGTAAATTTCTTATCAGCAATCAAAATTAAAGCATCTTGAATACTTGTACTCATAGTATTGTTATCAGTAACAAAATAAGGTGATTTGTAACCTCTATCAAACTGCATACCTTCTACTGTTTCAAGATATGTTTCACCGTTTTTAGATTCTTCAATAAACACTACACCTTCACGTCCTACTTTCTGCATTGCAGTAGCAATTAGTTCACCTACTTCAGGATCGTTGTTAGCTGAAATTGTAGCAATTTGTTTAAGTTGTTCTTCGTTTGAAATATCTTCTTTAATTTCAGCACGAATAAAATCAACTACTTGTTTTACTGTTTTGTCAATACTACGTTTAATCATAACAGCATTAGCTCCATTATTTAAATGAGTTAAACCTTGTCTAACCATCTCTTGAGCCAACAAAGTAGATGTTGTAGTTCCATCTCCAGCTAAATCAGCAGTTTTAATAGCAGCTTGTTTAACTAATTGAACACCTAATTCTTCAATTGGATCTTCCAAAGTAATTGAACGTGCTACAGTTACTCCATCTTTTGTTGATTGAGGTAAACCTTGATTAGCAATAACAACGTTACGTCCATTAGGACCAAGCGTTGATGTAACAGCATCTGCTAGTTTATCTACACCAGCTGATAATTTTTTACGTGCCTCAGGGCCGAATTCTATAATTTTGCTCATATATTATTTATTAAAATGGTACTTCACTTAAATCTTCTACTAATTTACCTAATACTTGGTTTTCAGGACCAATCCAATACTCTTCACCTTCGTGTTCTAGTTTACTAAAACCCATTGTAGGTAAAATAATTGTGTCACCTTCTTTAAGAATAGTTTCAATGTAAGCTCCAGTTACTGAATAATAACCTTTACCTACTGCTACTACTTTACCAAGTTTGTTTTTTTCATTCCCCAAATCGGGAACAATAATCCCACCGTATGAGGTTTCCTCTGCCTCTACCGGTTTAACGATAACTGCGTTGTATAGTGCTTCTAATTTCATATTCCTGTATTAATTAATTCGTTAATTGATTTTTCAATTTGTCTATATGTTTCAAGATACTCAATAATAGAACTATAATTTTGTTTGTCGTTTGTTTTATTACGAGCAATTGCTTTTAGGCAATTTCCAAAATTACTATAATGTCCTAATGCTTTAGTATAATCTTTTCCAGCTACATTACCTTCCGTATAACGAGTATCGGGAGTAATAGTTTCATAAACTGTGTAGCAATGTGAATCCTTACCAATAAAATAAGGTTCGATTTTTTCATCTCTAATGAATGTGTTGTTGGATAACTCTTCTTTTTCTTTTGTCATAACAGTCTTTATTTCCGGTAATATACGAACTTTCCTTTATACCTCCAAATTTTCTTCAATAAGTGGTTGCTCGTCTTCAACAATTTGGGCTTCCTCTACTAAACGAACAAACCAAAACATTCCATCTTTCCTAAACACATTTGTAGAATGTGTTGATATTCTAAACTTTTCAGTATCAATTCCTGTGTGTTCAGGAATTAACCTAATAATCTCATATAATTCGTCTTTAATATTAATTAATTTCATATTAATAATCTTTTGAAATTACATAATATTCACTTTTAATACTTCCGTTATCAAAAGCTAATTTCATGATTCCGTCTAAGTTAATTCCCATAGTACAATGTGCTACGTCTTTATTACAATACATAATTTCTTTAATCATGTTTGAATCATAATTAACTTTAAAATCATTTGGCAAATCATGAGTTTCAATATCTGGTAAATAAAATGATACTTTATTTGAGTATTCAATATTACCACCAAATACCATTTCCAATTGTAAATCACCATCAGCGTTAGTAAACGGTTTAAATACAACTGTATCGGTTTCGGCCAAAGCTGATTTTGCTCGCACTATAGAATTTATACTTTCGTTATCTAACGTAGCTTCAATGTTGTATACATCATCACCAACATACTCACCTGCTGGAGGGATAATCATTGTATCTGCTAGAGCATAATTAAGTGTAAATTGGTTATCAGCTACAATAAGTTTTGTAATTAATTTATGTTGTTTGGTATATTCTAAACTTAAAGGACCATTTGTAATAGCTAACAATTTAAGCAATTGAGTAGTATTACTAATACCAATTGATGAATCCTCTAAATCAAAATTATCACAAGTAACACTCCCAATCATTGATTTATCAGGTGCTTTAAACTTGATTGTTAATTTGTTGTCTTTAATCTCCCATTTAACGGCCTCGTTTTTACCATTAAGGAAATACTTTGAAATAATCGAAACTAGGTCTAGTTTTTGAATCATAACCTTAATATAATAAAAAAAGCTTGGTTTCCCAAGCTTAAATTAAAAAATGTTTTTTTTATTATTATAAACTACTAATTAAAGTATCCCATTTTCTCCCATCCCATCCTTTAACAGTATAGCCTTTTATATTTTTTTCATCAATAAAATTAAATAATTCTTTTAAATTTTTAGACATTAGTGTATTAGATTCTTTCCCAGGAACCATCCATTCTAACATAAATTCATTATATTTAGCTTCGGTTAAAGTAGTTTCCTTTAATCTATTTTCTACTAACCATTTACTAGGATCAAAATTGTCTGCTTTTCTCATGTTATTTAATATGTCATAAATATACGAAGGAAATTTTATATTTCCAAATGACTTCTTTAAAATTTAAAGAATTTATTAATATTTGGATTAAGAACTACTGCACCCCAGTTAAGATCACTATACAAACTTTCTAATTTATTCTTCATTACACTATCAAACAAACCGTCTCTATCAATATACTTTTCAGCAAACTCTAATAATTCAGGAGCATCATTATAACCGTTTAAAGCAATAGCATCTATTCTGTATGGATTATCTTTTAAGTATACTAAATAAATTTTATCTCCAATTTGAAATGTTGGATATTTTTTATCTAATTTCTTAAATCGTAAAATATCATTTGTATAAATTGCTGCTTTAGTATTAATAGGACATTTTAGTTTAATTTTAGAAAATATTTCACCGGCTGATGGAGGTCCTGCTAGATATTCTCCCATTTTCTTTAATCCTGTAGGTTTAAGAATATGTCTCCAACTAATTGTTCTTATTTCGTTTCTAAAATCTAATATTTGTTTATCAATATCTGTTTTAGATTTACCAAACATAATTTCATTAATAATGTGTTCACCGAACTTTTTAAATAATGGGGGGAAATTTGATTTCATCAAATCTAGACCCTTCATATCCAATTCGTCTACAGAAACACCTTCTTTATTAACAATATGTTGAGCGTATCTTCTCTTACCTGCAAAATAACCTCTATCAAGTACAACCTCTTGTTTTAGCTCAAAATAATGTTGTGTATTTTCTCCTAAATTAAAAGAATCTTTAGCAAAATCACCAATAAATTTATTTGCCATTGCTTGTAACTCAG